GGAGGAAAGACCTAATGCCGAAAGCGAAAAAGATAACGAAAAAGATAATTAAAAGAAAGATAAAAAGACCTCCATCAGGTAAAAAGCCATACTTCACAAAAGACACTCAGAAGGCTATCAAAGAATACGTCGAGAGTGCTGATCAGAAGTTTAGGGAGCGCATATATACTGATGATATTAGACCGGCATTGGAAAAGCTTTCTGAGAATCTTATATTTGTATACGGCTTTCACAAACAGCATCCAGACATCGATACACTTAAGCATAACTGTGTAATTAATCTCTACGAAAATCTTCATAAATTTGATCATGGACGCAATAAAAATGCGTTCTCTTATTTCAATGTTGTTGCTAAGAACTGGTTAATCATTCAAAGTAGAAAGAGAAAAAAAAGAACGGACAGACTAGTGTATATAGAGGATGATAGTCTGTCAATAGCTGATCGATATGCAATCGAAGAATATAGTATATATATATCTCCAGAAAAATCAATGGTTTTAGAAGAAAACTTAAGTGACATGAAGTCTTTGTTGTTAGAAATAAAAAACAAAGCTAAGAACAATCAAGAAAAAAGATGTATTGACGCTATTATACAAATTTACGATAATGTTGACCAACTGGACTACTTAAATAAAAGAGCCCTTTTTGTATATATCAGAGAGCTTTCTGGACTTACATCAAAGCAATTGTCGGTGTGTATGTCTAATCTCAGAAAAATATACAGAAATCTTGCAGGGCCGGATAAAAAATATGACATATTCATGTGAGGTTAACCATGACAAAGAAAGATCCACTAACTTTTGACGACGTAAGAAAAAAAGTAGAAGATTTTAGTGAGTTAATTAACTCTATAGAGAACATAGAGTCTAAAAAGAAGCAACTGTGGAAAGAAATATATGAGAACGCATTTATCGATCGAATGAATGCATATATGTTGTTCACGGATTGCTTTACCGGCCTATCCGGATCTACAGCCGACCATGTGCAAGTTGGCGCACAGCTATCTAAGTACATAGAAAGAATGAACAAAGCAAACGATCAGTTGATAAAGCTAGCCGAAATGATATCAAAAGAAGAAGAAAGAGCAAACGCTGTGTCTTCTGACGACTTGTTTAAAGAGATAGGTGGATAAAAATGAGCGTTCCAAATCCAAACGCTGGTGGCAGTAGAGGATCTAGCACTGGCGGAGGCGCTTTTGTAGAAGTCTATGTTCAGGAAGTATTAATTAATCCCGCGAAATATGCTTTTCCGAACGACGACAACGAAAATCCGGAAAATTACTTACTAAAAGGCTCATCTATAACAGAAGATGAACTTCAGAAAGCGCCTTACAATTCTATTGTAGGAAGAATAGTTTCTTCAAACGAAGAAAATACTGAGATCATAGTGTATCCTATGATGCAGGGTCACATGGCTCTTCCCGTAAAGGCCGGAGAACATGTTTGGGCAATGCAAAACAACAGTAGATATTACTGGCTTTGCCGTAAAAATTTTGATGGTCTCATCGATGATGTTAATATTACCTGGGCCGGCCGTTTTAAGTCATCAACTACTGGTAGAAAAACTTCTGAAGCGTCTGCTGCAGCAGAAGGATCCGGAGGTTTTGCGGTACCGTCAAATCAAAATGCAAAAATAAACACTATCTTTCCAGCAGAGGCAACCGAGCCCGGGCAAGAGTCATTCGAAACGTTTTGGTCAGAAAGAACCAAAAGTGTGCTCGAGCCAGTTCCTAGATACAAAAAAAGACCTGGTGATTTGGTTTTGCAAGGTTCGAACAATACCTTGATATGCTTAGGGTTAGGCGGCGGGCACAAAAGAGATGATGAGCTTAAACTTGACACTGAGTCGATTGCAGAAACTATTGTCGATACGACTAATGGACCTCGAGGCTCGATTGATATAGTCACCGGGCGAGGAAGATATTTACCGGCTCAATCAACAAACGTACAGGAAAAAGGTGTCACCGCACAACGTACATCATGTGAAACTATTGTAGCAGAATTTGGATATATCGAAGCCTTAAAAAACCCGGGTGTAGCTGAAATCCCTCCAGAAGAAGTAAATAACGTTGAAGGTGATCCGGATTTTGGTTTCGATGCAAGTAGAATATACATCAGTACAACTTCAGATGTTGATAAAGAATTTACACTAATACCAAACTATCCAAAAATACCAGCAGTTATAACTGCTGCAGAAGGATCGATCCCAGAGAGCTCCGTTGGTTCAGCGGTTGTTTTAAAATCAGATCACGTAAGAATAGTAGCTAGAAACCATAAAGGATCCGATCATTTTAAGTCCGATCCTGCCACGAATCATGAAGACGTTAACGGAAACATAAGATTGATTAAAGAGGGTACTCGAGATGAAAATGGTCATTCTACGACAGACGGATTAGGCGCAAGTATGATGTCACTTGAATCAGACGGCACTGTCATGATTGACGGCGCAAGCATTGTTATTGGAACTGGAAGAGAAGAGAATAACGGATCTGGAAATCAGGTATTCATCGGAGCAGGAGCTACTGAACCTTTAGTATTGGGTAATGTCATGACTGCGTTACTTGAAGATTTCTTCAAGGCGCTTCAAGATTGGTTATCTAAAATGTATGATAATCATATACATCCAACTGGGGTCGGACCGTCGGGTCCACCAACGGTTATAAAAAATGACGCTGGTACTCAAGCCGCGCGTAACAAGCTGCAAGACACATTATCAAAGATAGGAAAGACAAAATAAATGTCTCTTAATAAGCGAGAATTAGAATCAGATATTTTAGATGGATTCAATGCTGGTTTAGATGGAGCTAGCCGAAGAGAAGCTGCGCAGTATTTGGCTTTTGCAATCGTTGCATACGCATCATCTGCCGAAGTAATTTGCGCACCCGGGCCCATATTAATCCCGGGGTCTCCACCATTACCATCTTCCGCCACCGGAAGAAAGGTTAAAGTTTCTACAGCTGAAGTTGGTAAAACGGCGCTGTGGGATTCTATTAGTTCAAGTTTTGATCTAGGGTTGTCGACAATGTCTGTTGCCTCGACTGGAATAGTAGCTTATGTGGCATCTTCTTTTACAGTCTTTTCCGGTGGTGGTATTACAGTAAGTGGAGCTGCTGTTATGCCTCCACCTCTTATAAATTTGTTGTCGACAATTCCGCCTATAGGTCTTAACGGTGCTTCTACGGAGGATATCGCCGCCCATATGGCAACAGTTATTGATTCTGCCTTTAAAGGCACAACGTTCACCGGTGTTTGTACAGCGCCTGATGGAGGCGTGGGTCCCGTTGTGGGTACTTTACTTTAGCAATATTAAATTACACTAAAATATAAAACGTTGCATAATTATTGCGAGGAGACATAAAAATGACCGCAAAAAATTATTCAACTGCAAACTCTAGTACAATCACTTTTAAGTCAGTCGGCCAAAAGATACAAGACTACAACAATAGAATAGAACAAGTCGAATCGACGGCCAGAAGACCTATAGGCATAAAAACACCAATAAGTTTAAAAAAAGGGACCTTGTTTGATATGAGTTATGATATATCTGACCAGATATCAGATAATCTGAGAAATCTTATACTGACAAATAAGGGAGAAAGATTAGGAAATCCAGCATTTGGAACAGATTTAAGAAAAACACAGTACAATGTAGCTAACAAAGAAGACGCGGAAATAGAAATGATGGCAAAAATTCAAAATGCTGTTCGAACATTTATGCCTTTCGTGCAATTGGAAGACTTTACGACTAGTCAACTTCCTCCTTCTTTAGTGACTAGTACTACGGACCCACATTCAGGTTTTGCGGGAGGAGCTTTATCGGTTAATATAACTTATTCAGTTCCTCAGTTAACAAACGCTAGACGTGGATTAACACTGTTGTTACCAATGGGAGTTTAATATGGCTGAAAACAAAAATAGAAAATATTTAGCTAAAGATTTTGTTGGTCTTAGAGACGAACTTCTCAATCATGCTAGAATTTATTTTCCGAACAATATTCAAGATTTTTCTGAAAGTTCTCTTGGAGGATTATTTCTAGAAATGGCTGCATATGTTGGTGATAACATGTCTTATTATCTAGATCATCAATATAATGAGCTTAATTATCAGACGGCTATTGAGTCTGAAAACATTGAAAACCATATCAGGAATGCCGGCGTTAAGATAACTGGCGCTAGTCCTGCTACTATGTACGTCAAATTTTTTATCGAAGTACCTTCTGAAATCAAGAATGGCGATTATGTCCCGGAGGAAAAAAGTTTGCCTATCATAAAGAAAGGTACGATCGTAACAACTGGCGCCGGAATAAGCTTTGAGTTAAGTCATGATGTGGATTTTGCTTTGAGAGACGAATTCGGTGAATATGTTGCAACAGTCGTTTCGGCAAATAGAAGAGCCGGAATCCCAGAATCATTTTACATGTACTCATCCGGGCTTTGCGTTTCCGGACGATCGGCAACTGATTCGTTTTCTATATCTAATAGCGATGTTCCTTTTCGTACTTTGGGCCTAAAAAACCCATCAGTGTCGTCGATCGATAGGGTCTACGATGCAGACGGTAACGATTATTTTGAAGTCGAAAGCCTAAGTCAAGACACTATATTCAAGGCTGTTAATAATCCAAACTTTTCAAACGATGGCGTCTTTTATAATATTCAGGTTATATCTGCGTCACGAAGATATATCTCGGAGACGTCTTTAAATACTAGAACCACTAGAATTAAATTTGGTTCTGGTGCGCCTAGTTCAATAGATACAGATGTAATACCGGATCCGTCAGAGTTGGCTCTACCTTTATATGGAAGAAGAAATATTACAAAGTTCAGCTTAGATCCAAACAGCATATTGAATTCAAAAACGCTAGGGGTATATCCTAAAAATACTACGATTTATGTTTCATATCGATATGGTGGAGGTTCGTCTCATAATGTGGACGCTAATTCTGCAAACGGAGTTTCTGGACTTAAAATAGAGTTTAATCCTTTGGTTTCTACAACGGCAAGAACACGAGTAGTTAACAGTATAGATGTAGTTAATGATCATGCGGCTTCCGGTGGATCAAATGCGCCTTCTATCGAAGAGCTCAGGGCTTTGATTCCCGCGTCCAGAAATATGCAGAATAGAATAGTTACAAAAGAAGACTTGTTAGCCAGAATATTTACTCTGCCAGCAGAGTTTGGTCGCGTTTTCAGAGCAAGTATCATTGCTAATCCAAACAATCCAATGGCTAGTTTGTTGCACATTATATCAAGAGATAAAACCGGAAAGCTTACTCAGTCCCCGGATGCTTTAAAGCAAAATATGTCGACATACCTAAATGAGTTTAGATTAATATCAAGCGCGATAGATATTTTAGATGCGGACATAATTAATTTTAAGGTTACAGTTAACATTATTGTTACTGCCGGTACAAACACGTCAGATGTAGCCAATTCCATAATAAATAACTTAAAAGATTACTTTAATATAAACAACTTTCAGCTTGGCCAAAACATTAATGAGGCCGAAGCCATATCTGTTGTTCTTAATACCCCTGGAGTACAGGCTATGGATAGTTTAAATTTCAGTAATATCACTGGAAATATTTCCGACAGAGAATATTCTAGCTATTCTTACAGTTTTAGCAACAGCAGACTAAATGGAACATATAATATTCCAGCCAATGCTATTTTTGAGCTGAGACATCCTGATTTCGACATAACGGTGAACGTCTAATGCATTTAATATTTACAGCTTCGGCAGACAATTATATAACGAACAAGATTATAAGCACTACCTTGTCCGCGTCTGATGCTAACGTCGGGCAGGCTTCTACTCTTGATTTATTTAAATTATATAATGAAACATCCTTCAATGGATATACAGGATCTTATTCGGCTCCAACTGAGATATCTAGAATACTTCTAAAATTTAACATTAGTGACATCTCGTCTTCTATTTCTCCATACGCCGAGCTAGACAGTTTTAAAGCCTTTATAAACCTTAAAGACATTAACGGATCTCAGATTACTCCAAATAAGTTTAATGTCGCTGTATATCCGCTTTCTAAATCCTGGGATGAAGGAAGAGGATCTGACATATATTCTTTTAATGATCTAGATCAATCTAATTGGATGACCGCTAGCTATTCAAGTGGTTATAACCTTTGGAACGGTCAGGGCGCCACGTCTATCGGATACTTGTCGTCAGATGATATTGATATCGTCGGATCCGGATCGATCGCTGGTACTGAGACAAGATTGTATTCTACACAGTACTTTGCTGACGGTCACGAGGATCTGTTTGTTGACGTGACTACTGCAGTATCAGCAACGATGGCTGGATTTATGCAGGACCATGGATTCCTAATAGCCTTCTCCGGATCGGAAGAAACAGACGCAAAATCTAGATTTGTCAAGAGATTTGCTTCTCGTCACGCTAGAAACGAATACCTGAGGCCTAAAATGGTCGTAAGATTCGATGATGGTATAAGAGACCAGAGAAAACATATGTTTTTTAATACTTCTGGATCTTTGTTTATAAAAAATAACGTTAGAGGAGTTGGCGCATATTTTATATCCGGATCAGAAGAGTCGCAATTAAAAACTGCTGACAGCATGGTAGCGATTATACATAGTGGTTCATTTGCCATCACAGCCTCGGCCGGCGTATTTCACCCGGCTGGAAAGACTGTCGCGGGTTTGTATTCCGCTTCATTTGCCATCGATCGATTTGATAGTAGCACTTTGGCGAATTCCAAATCTCTATATCAGCATGTAGTTGCCTCAGGGTCCCTTGTTATGTTTGAAAGATGGATGGATGAAAACGAAGTATATACATATTTCACGGGATCTTTTACGATGAAGAGTCCAGAAACACAAGATTCAGATACGATTCCAGCGTATAAAATTAAAATAACAAATTTATTTAAGTCCTACAAGAAGAATGAAACACACCGGTTGAATTTACACGTAA